GTTTGTCCATTATAATTCCTCCACTGTTGCGTCACGATAGGTGACCTTGAAGTTAAACTCTTTCTGTATTAACTCAATGCCACCACGATCCATCATCTCTTGCAGTTGATCCTGTGTGTGCGGATCATCATCGCATTCAATAACACCACTGATACATTCATGTACATATAATTTCATAGCTCTTTACTCTCTATAAACTTATTGATAAATTCTATATCTGTTTTCTCAAGTAGCCAGTCAAACCAAAATGAATATAGCATATCGTACATATCGCGGTGACTTAACCCGTTGATATATTCATCCATTGCATCCCTAAACTCAGCAGAATACATTAGTTTTTGTTGTATCTCTTTATTCATTTTCTATTACCTCATATTGCCCATAATGACTATCCCCATCACCATCATTATAACAGTCTAAGCATTCGCTCCACGTTATTTCTTCAAGATCCCAACATTGCGTTTCTATATTCCACGAAACCCTAGCTTCAACATTAACGTTGTCGCTTCCGCAAACATGACATACAAACTTTTCTTTAGTCATTATCAACGCTCCATTCTTTTAAATACTCTTTCCACGTTGGATACGATAACCCCGCACGCTTGCACGCTTGAACATACTTAGCGTATCGCTCATATAAAATATCTTCTAATGTTGTCATGATAATAGAATCCTCTTTAACTCGTTAATCGTTTTACCTGTTAAGCGTGCTAGTCCCGCTAGCGTTAAGCTTAGGTCATTATCGTATAGCTGTTTAATTTGTTCGTTAGTCATTTGCTTAATATCCATGCGTTAGTATAGACAATTATTAAAGCTTATGAAAATAATTTAATGCATCATAATACAATTCTGATTTGTCATTTGCATAATATAACTTATCCAAAAATCTCCAAACATCCTGATAATGTTGACTAGGTGACCTATAGCCTAGTTTAAAATTCTTTTTGATTTGATTAAATTGGTTTACTTTTTCAAGTTTAGTATTCATAATAACCCCCGTTATTAGTGTTCTAAGTAAACGATATTAGGGATTGATTTATCCCAACATTGGTGACAATCGCCGCATTGATCATCATTATCAAAGGCGCGACACGTTGCAGCGTTTCTATCGGTTGTCACTGTTGAAGTATGTTCGAAACCTTTCGGCGCGTCCCCATCAATCATTGCACCAGATAGTCGGATAACAACATTATCAGGGAGCGTATGCGTACGCACATAGTCGCGTAGAATTTTCTTTTCCTTAGTCGGGATCCAATGTTTAATATGCGGTGTTGCTTTGCATACTTGAATGATGTTATGTAAATGCTCAAACGATTGAATGTCACCGCTATCATGCCATCTGAACAATCCGCTTTCTTTAATCTTTTTCTTATTGTTGATTAGATAAACCATTGCGTTGATCCATTGATCATTGCTAATAGCATCCAATCGAATCGCTAATGCTTGCTTAACATTGCCGTAATTGTAGCAGCCCTTCATAGCGTAACACGTTGAGCATACGCTTCCTTTTACTTTGCGTAGTTTACTACCTGTTTTGCATTCGCTAGCAGGTAAGCTAATAGATAACGTAGGCATCTTGCTAGTGCTAGATAAACCGCCTACGATTGTTTCTGCTGTTTTAATATTCACTTTGTCAATACCTCTTTAGTTAGGTTGTAAATTAATCTTAATCGAATCGCCTGAGAATATCAAGCGATTCTGTTAAGTTTAATTAATTAGTTTCGATCGACTCATAATCGGTCACGTCATAGACTTCCTTGTTAAACCATTTAGGGCGATAGTCGATATCGTCATACAATCCCTTGTTCGCTTTCTCGATAGCTTCCGCCTCGCTTTTAGCGTCAACCTCGATAGTCGCAACACCGCCTAAGTCTTGCGTATACCATACCTTGATTTTATATTTCATAATTCACCTCTTATTTAATTGGCGGGTAGAAATTATAATCACTACCCATATTGATAAAGTCAATCTTTCGATTAGCTTCGGATTTAGTCAGCAATCCCATTTCGTATTGCTTAACGATTTTTAAATATTCGCCCATCATGTCACCTCATTAGGTTAAGTTAATGCGCCTTCCTTGGCGCGTGGTTGTTTAAAGTTTAAGTAGTTTATCAAGATAGTCTGAATCAATATTATATTCAATACCACCGTCATTAACTACACTAGGTAAACCACCTTCGACTAGTAGTACCTGAGCAAATTTAACCGCCTCTTCGAAGGTATGAAATTTAGCGATATCGTTTGTCAGGTTTAGTTTAACTGTAATCATAAATCACCTCTTGTTTAAGTGTGATTTAAATATACATCAATCGCCGATAATGTCAAGAGTATTTGCACTAAAGTTTTCTATGAGGTATCAATATAATTTATATAAGTGTATGATTATATTAGTATATTAGCAAGTTCTAATGCGTATGGTTCCACGTGGAACATTAGAGTATTAGGATATGCTGATAAGGTAATATAGTATATTAGGATATGCTGAATAGCTACTACACCGACACACACATCAGTACTTCAGAATATAAGCACATACTAATACAGTACTTCAGCATATTAGCAAATTCTAATGCGCCTATATAATCATATAACAATATAAGCAGATTCTAATGCGTTCCTAAGGCGGGTCTTCGCAGGGGGACGGGGGAGGGGCGGGCTGCGGCGATAATTCTATAGTACCTACCTAGACACAAAAAAGAGCAAAATAGCAACTAAATAATAAAAAAGAAACTGCACTGTTAACTATTTGTTTTCTTTATAGAAACTGCGGCGGCTCTGCGGAGTGTCATGTCTCATGAGACCCGCCATAAAAGGAAGAGTATATGGAATAGAAACTGCACTGTGTATGAATAACAAGAATAGTATTATTTAGCTCTTGACTTTTACTAAAAAGTATGCTATAATATACTGAATAGAAACGTTAACGAACTTAGTACTCACTTAGAATAATATTCTTAATCTATTCGAAGAATAGAAATGTTATTTTTAATGTATATACTAAGTACCTAAATCTACTCTTTAGAGTAGAAAGAGAAAACTCTATAGTATGGAAGAGCCTCAGAAAAAACGTGGAAGACCTAAAAAGGCTGATGTGTTATCTAAAACTAAAGGTAACCGAGTAGCACGTGGTCGTCCTAAAGGCGATGCAGCCATCATCAACGAATACAAAGCAAGGATGTTAGCTTCACCAAAAAGTGCTAAGGTTCTTGAGAAAATCTTCGATGCAGCGTTAGATGATGAACATAAACACCAAGCTGCTGCATGGAAAATAATTACTGATCGTGTTATCCCTACCGCAACCTTTGAGAAGGATGTTGTTAAAGGAGCAGGACGTAATGCAATTCAAATTAACATCAGTGGCATTGGCGGTAACGTTGATGTTACCCCTAGCGATGACGATAGCATCATCGAAGGAGACTACGAAGATGCCGAAGGCTGATACCTCATGGATTACAGATGAAATGTTAGATGCGTTAGCAATGACAGAATCTGACATGGATCCTACTGCTTATAACGAAAACTCTGGTGCAGCAGGTATGTATCAATGGATGCCTGAGTTTTATGAAAAAGGTGCCGAGATTGGTTTTGGTGTAGACTTAGGGCCATTTGATCCTTATGATCCAGTAGAGTCACGTAAACGTGCTAAACAATACTTAACAGGAATACAAGAATATTATCCTGATTGGGATCCTACAGAAGTCTTAATGGCTTACAACTGGGGGCCGGGTAATGTTAATCGTTTTAAAACTCAAGAAGACTTTACAGAAAAGTACATGGCTAAAAGCAATTGGAATAAACAGAAGGTAGAAGAAGCAATGAACTACCCTAAAAAAATCCTACGTGATTATAATGAAATGTACGCTGACTTAAACTCTACAGGTTTTGAGTCTACAATCGAGTAATGACAGATCTCAACGTTGAACTACTCCCTTGGCAGCAAGACGTATTCGCTGACAAGACAAGATTTAAAATAGTTGCAGCAGGAAGACGTACAGGTAAGTCAAGACTTGCAGCATGGATGTTAATTATCAATGCGCTACAGACTGAACGTGGTCATGTCTTCTACGTAGCTCCAACACAAGGACAAGCACGTGACATTATGTGGTCTACGCTCATGGAGCTTGGACACGAAGTCATTAAGAGTGCTCATATCAACAACTTACAGATAACACTTGTTAACGGTGCTGTAATATCTTTGAAGGGTGCTGACCGTCCTGAGACGATGCGTGGTGTTAGTCTACGCTTCTTAGTCCTTGACGAATACGCTGACATGAAACCGTCAGTATGGGAACAGATACTACGTCCTGCCCTAGCTGACCAAAAAGGTAATGCCATGTTTATTGGTACACCTATGGGACGTAACCACTTCTACGATCTTTATCACTATGGTGAGTTAAGTGAGGATGACTCATACAAGTCTTGGCATTTTACTTCTTATGATAATCCTCTCCTTGATCCAGAAGAAATCGACACAGCTAAAAAGTCTATGTCTAGCTATGCATTTAGACAAGAATTTATGGCTTCATTTGAAGCTGCAGGATCAGAGATTTTTAAAGAAGAATGGATTCAGATCGATGATGATGAACCTGAAGACGGAGACTTCTACATCTCTGTTGACCTTGCAGGTTTTGCAGACATTGAAAAAGCAACCACTAAGAGTCAGAAACGTCTTGACCAAACCGCTATTTCAGTTGTTAAAGTAAATGAAGATGGTTGGTGGGTTGCTGAAATTATACACGGCAGGTGGGATATCAAAAAAACTGCTGAAAAGATATTTGAGGCTGTTGCTTGGTACGAACCCGTCTCAGTCGGGATAGAAAAAGGTGCATTGAAGAATGCAGTACTTCCTTATCTTACTGACTACATGAAAGCAAACAATAACTTTTTCCGAGTAGAAGAGTTAACACACGGTAATAAAAAGAAAGTAGATCGTATTGTGTGGGCGTTACAAGGACGCTTTGAACACGGTGCGATCTGGTTAAACGAAGGTGATTGGAATGCTGAGTTTCTTGACGAACTTTTCCAATTCCCTAATGCTATGGTACACGATGACCTTGTAGACTCACTGGCCTATATCGATCAGTTAGCTAAGGTATGTTATGACTATGAGTATGAAGAAGATAACTTTGAATTCCTAGACGCTCACGCAGGATATTAATATGGAAGATACTAGC